TTGGAAGCAGTCGTCTATAGCGTGTATACATTCATGTAACAATGTATCTGCCTCCGCTAAGGGGTGCTGACCAGACTTTATTTTAATTGCATAATCGTCATAGTTGTACTCTCCCAGTTGTTCTGGGAACACATCTACAACTCTAATCGGCACTTCTCTGCCAATAATACTTAGAGAAGCTGGTAACATTATATACCTTTAAGCCTTGTCATACCACAAATAGATGGTCTAGTCAACCACCTAATACATGTAAGGCATGTTCAATATGCTTCTTACGATCTTCAAGTCCGATAGTACCACCATTGATACGCTTTGTCATAGTGAGGATGTCCCCGCTATCAGCATACTGGTTGAGCCTGTGAGTCTGCCAGAACCATCCGGCAGTCTGGGCAGCATACATAGGTGTACGCACCAGCTCAGGCTGCATAATGAAGTCAACACCCAGTGCCTGTCCCGCATGGTAGAAATTATTCATGCCAGTTAGCTGTAAAAATCCGGAGCCACGGAACCTGAACCCATCCCCTGATGCCTCATCCCTGTTGCCCATACGATTGCCATAGATTCTATTGGCTATCTTCTGTGGCTGCTTCTCATAGGCAGCAGCACTCTCAGGTGTAAATCCCCAGACTCGCTTAGGAGTTTGAGGAAACAACTTAAGCAAGGTGGGAGCACGATAGTTCAAGTTCTCTTCCATGATGCGGAAGTTCCCACACTCATGCCCACATTGACCAATCCATGAAGCCTGTTGTGCTGGTGTAGTGATACCAAACCTCTCAAAGGTTTCATTAAAAGGATCTACTAAAGCAGTATCAATCTTAAGTTGTCTTAGTTGTTCAGCGTTTACCATTAACCAACTCCCTCATTTCGTTGTAGGCTGCGACACAGGCTGTGTGCTTGACGATGGCTTTGTCTCCTTCGGCAACGATGTCGATAAGAGTGTTAATAGTCTGTCGCTCAAGTTCGGCTGCATCAGCTCCGCTATCTCCTGTGGGAGTGGAGGCACTTGTGCTGGTTTGTACACAACTGGTGGTGGGGAGGCGCAACCTGCCAGTGTTAGCAAGCTCACGCATAGCAGACTGTTTGTTAGATATTTCATTCTTTGCCTTTCTTAATGCTGTTTCTTTATCAGCAAGTTTAGAAGTCATGTTCTTTTCTAGTTCACGGGCTTCTTCATTCTTCTTAGCTATCTCTATCTGCATCTCTTCGTCACGCTCAAGCCAGCCATAGTGATGACCAACTTGATATGTGCCAAACAGTGCAATGGTTGCACTAATAAGTATCCAAGGAAGTGGTATAGGAAACATCAATCCACCTCTTTTCTAGCTGCTGCTATTTCCTCACGCTCATCATCAGGTTCTAAATGTTCTGGTGGCGTGTCTGGTGGTGGACCGGGAGTCCAACTCTCATCCAGCTCTGGGTTCTTCCACACAGGCATAGCACCAAAGGGCTGGCTAGGAAGGCCATAGGCAGACTGTGGTGGGGCATAGCTACCCCCATAGCCACCACCCCCATAACCACCGCCACAAGGCTGCATAGGAGGCTGAGGAGGTCTAAACGCATTCTGTGCTGAGTTAACTGCCCTCTTACCTACAATGCCACCAATACCACCTACAATAAGTAATACTATATCATTAAGCATCTTAGTATAGGCTTGGTCAATCGGAGCCATACTCTTAATAGGCTGTGTCACAAAGGTCACAGAATAGAGCAGGGCAAAGACAATACCAAACAGGATGACTGTAATAGCCACCACTACAAATCCCCACACCCTAACCTCAAACTCTTCAGTTGTTAGCTTTGGTTTGGGCTGGCTTGGTGTCATCATTTTTGTTAGCAGTTCTATCAATTTGTTTCTCCAATATAGGTGCAACTAAATACTCAGGGCATGTCTGTGTGAATTGACATCTTGGTTTCTGACACTGCTCAGCATGAAAGTTTTCAGGGTTTTGACAGAAGTATCTGTACCTATCCTCACAACCAGTGAGCAGCAATAACAATAATAAATATTTCATTTACCTAGTCCAACTTTTCCAAGTAAGAGATTAACAATTTTGTCAGACAAGTCATCAGGCAAAAACTTCAAGAAGCCCAAGAAATACAAAGCCACACATCCATAGATGAATATCTTCAGAGCCAAGTCAAATGTCTTTTGATATTCATTCATCTTCCACCACATCTATTAGTAGTCTGACAAAAACTCATCAATTCATTTACACCAACAAACACTAAGAACAAAACAAAAAACACAGCACCAATTGCTATGGCTAGTTCATTCATCTCTTGTTCTTTTTGTTTAGCCTTCTTCTCTGCTGCTTTTAAAGCACTTAATTCTTTGGCATCTGCCAAGTCCATCTCAGCTTGTCTTGCCTTAATCTTGTTCCAGACATCTATCTTTCCTGTCTGCATGAACAACATCTTTAGTTCTTCTTCAAATGCTCTAGCCTGTTCTAGAGCCATCTCAATCTGTAAAGCAGTTCCCATGTTGGAACCTTTACCAGACTGCTTTGCTTGAAGCATAGCCTTTGTAGCTACACTCCGAGCATCAAACATCTTGCCGATCATAGGAGCAAGAGAGCCTAAGTCATTGGCTACCTTGCTGGCCTTCTTGACCATGCTGATGGCACTTTGTATGCCAGCCAGTGCGGTGATAGGATCAATCATCGCTCAACCTTTTTCCATTCAAGGCATACAACTTTTCTGTTATATACATCTCCAGTCCATGTCCATCGGACACATTTATATTTCTCCTCTTTGGACCCGATAGGGAAAGATATTAATAATAAAAGTATTACTGATGCAACTTGTTTTCTATAGCCAGCCATATAGCCCCACAGAAAGCACCAATAATTAAGATGGGCTTCACTGCTCTAGCAAGCCATTCAAGCACAACAAATGCACCAGAGGCTGCATTGAAAGCAGCGACAACAGCTTGTGTGTTCTTATCTAACTGGTCTACCTTAGCTTCAACAGCACATAGACGCTCATAGATTTGAGTGTGAGTTACTTCATCTGTCATGATTTTTTCTTCGCTCATGGTGCGTCAGGCCAAGTGATAGTTGCTCTTGCATCGGAAACAGTCGATGGAAAGTCTCTCAATGTCTGGCGGTATGTTGCCCACTCAGCTTTCTTAGGAATGGTGCAATCAACAATCTGAGTCCAATCACAAGCAAGCAACAAAGCATTGCGTGTAGCTCTCAGTTGTGCCATTGCAGAGTCTTTAGCTGCTTGGATTTCTTCAGCACTCATATCAGCCACTTGAACAACAGAAACAAATGCACCATCGTCATAGGCAGAGCATGAAACCAACTTCTGAGTCAGACTGTCATGTGCTTTAAAGGCATTGACTTTCTTGGCATTGTTGGCAGATAAGAATTCATCACTTGGGCCGTTAGCGTTAAATGATGTATTGCTAAACAGTTCACGATAATCGCCTACTGTTATGGGGCTAGTTAAGATTGCAATTTGCATGGTAGTTCCTTAGTATGGGCCTGTATCTGAGAGTGCTGATGTTGGAGGCGTGAATGTCGTTGTGTATCGGGCCACACCTTTAGTGATGCGTAGGTCGTCTATGTAGCCCTTAAAAGCGGTTGTTGGAGATGCCGTTGCGTACACGCCAATAGTGCAAGTAGTACCGCCAAGTGTAGAACTATTCGTTGTCGTTGCTCTGCTAGTTCCGTCAATATACAAAGTTACTGTTGTGCCGTTTCTAACAAGAGCAATGTGATACCAAGCATTAACAGAACTTGTAACAGACGCTGATGTGCGAGTGCTTCCAAGCAACATTGAAAATGAATCATTTGTTCCATCTCCATGGTCATAGGCAACGCTCAAATCCGCAGTACCAGTTAAGTTAAATAGTGCTGGATATGTTTGTACTTGTGTTTGAGGATACGCCCAACATTCAATTGTGAAGTTGCCTGTACCCATATTAAACATTGCATTGGATGGCGCAACAAGCCAATCACCAGTACCATCAAACGCCAAAGACCCTGTTCCATACTTCTTAACGCTTGTAGAAATCTGTGCGTTACCCACAGTTTCTAAGTCGTTCATCATGGAGTTGTCAAAGATTGCGCCATTGGTAAAGTTGGTCAAAAGTTTAGTGTTTGTAATTGCAGTAGGCGGTGCAGTAGGAGGCGTAAAAGCTGATGTATAAACCGCAGTTCCTTTGACCTGCCTAAACCCTGCCATGTATCCGCTAAAGAAGTTTGCAGGTGTTGCGCCTAAGTCGTTTGCACCAAGAACAGTTTGACTTGTTGTTGTTACATCTGTTGAGTTTGTTTGAGTGCTAGAAACAACTCCATTAACAAACATTGTTACTGTACTTCCAGACCTTGTAACAGCAACATGATTCCATGAGTTTGCGCTATATGAGCCAAAAGACCATTGAGTAGCGCCAATGCGGAAAATAAAAGAAGAACCATTGGTCAACAACTGAGATGCGTTGTCGCCATTGTTATTCCATTGTGACCAAATGATATTAGCCCCAGAAGTATTTAATCTATAAATCCATACCTCAAGAGTGAAATCACCAGCACCAAGGTCTAAGTTGGAATTATTTGCAAGTGATAAATAATCCCCACTACCATCAAAGTACCCTGACCCACCAATCACGCTTGTGGAGTAGGCGGTAGAAGTACCAAATGGGTTGAAGCGTTGAACGCTTGTGTTGCCGTTGACTGTGATTGTTTTAGGGCTTGCGCTGTTATCAACAAATCTATTGCTCTGGCAAGTCAAAAAAGAAGTGTTTGTGATTGCTGTTAAATTTGTGGTGCTTGGGGTAAAAGCAGTTGACGATGCGAAAATTAGAAATATAACCACTAAAGGGTTGGTCTGTTCCAGTAGTGTGCAAAGGTGCGCCAATTCTTGTACCGCCTACAGCCCCATTAACAGTTCCAGAAAATGTGCCTGTTGCTCTGGATGTTCCATTCACATAAACAGTAATGCTTGTTCCACTTCTAACTACTGCAATGTGATTCCATGAATTTAATGGGACATAAGTTGAAATGCCACCAATGTTGACGTTATTTACATAAACTGTGTCATAGATTCCACCAATTGTTCCAAGTCTAATCATTACTCCATCTGTATACAAACCAATTTCAGTAGCAACACCATTGTTTCCTCTTTCTGTTTGGTACACCCAACATTCAACAGTAAAGTTACCAGTAAAAGAAAAAGCAGAATTTGCAGAAGAATCAAGCCAATTTCCAGAAGAAAAGTAATTAGACCAATTAGACCCATAAGGAGAGAAAGAACCTTGGGTTGTATTTCCAAAACGGGTAACTGTGAAGTTGTTTGTACTGTTGTCTACAAATGTATTGTTTTGTGCGCCATTAGTGCCATCGCCATGCAATAGCATAGTGACTTGGTTAAATTGTGCGTCTGGCCCTGCGCCAGAAACTGAATCTGTTTTAGATGCTGCAAACATTTATCAGTCCTTATGGTGTGTAATTCTGACCAACAACAACACCATACCAGTTTGTGCCATCAGCAAAGAAAGAATAAATATCTTGTCTGCTTGCAGTTGCTGTGATTGTAGGATTTGTACCGCCAGCCCACTTAACTGTTGACCAAGTAACTGTGCGTGAGCCTGTTCCATCTTGCTTCAAGAACATGATGAACGACTTACCACTTGTAGCCGTTGGCATTGTAATAGTTGCATTGCCTGTCAAGGTAATGATTTGTACTGTGCCGTTGGTCAAAGCAATAGTAATGGCAGTAGAACTGTTAGCCGTGAATGGAGTCTCTACATAGTTGGTGACAGTTGGGTTTGTCAAGACGGGAGTCGTAAGAGTCTTGTTAGTAAGCGTTGCAGAGGCAGAATCTTTAGTAGCATCAGAAGTATTATCAACATTACCTAAACCTACATCACCCTTAACAATACCTGTTGGTGTGTTAACGACAGGGCTTGTCAGAGTTTTGTTTGTAAGTGTTTGACTATCTGTAGTTCCTACAACAGTTCCTGCTGGAAGTGTTGGAGTCCCTGATATTTCTGAGTATGCAATAGTTCCATCAGACAGGGGATTACCTGTTGATACAAAATTACCTAGTGTTCTTGCTTTAGTCATCTATATTTACTCCGGTTGTGTAGGCCACACGATAGTCCAAGGGAAACCAGACTGAGTAGGCACATCTCTCAATGCTTGGCAATAGTCTTTCCATGCTTGTGATGGAGTCATATCGCTACGAAATCTCCAATCAGTTTCTTTCAGCTTGTCATCACGAGTCTGACGAACACTCTTAGCCTGTTCAGCATCTTTAGAAGCCTTGTATGCAGTCTCATGCTCAAGGGCTGTAGTTGTTACGCCCTCGACAGTAGTATCGGTAAACACAGGGCCAAGCACATACTTGGTGTACCACTTGCCATCTACTTGTTCGACACCAGAGGCTTGAGAGTATTGGTAAACAGTACCGCCTGTTGCTTGTGGGCCTTCAAAGACTACATCAGCACCCAAAGCAGTTAAGACTTCAGTTGTTGTTATGTCCCATGATGGGCCACCATTGGCTTTTGTGTATGCACGAAATTCACTTTCGTACATTACTTGTCCTGTTGATTGAATTCGTACTTGCATTTTAATTACCTCAAGCAATTGCTAAAAAGATGAATGTTCCACCACTTGCATTGATGGCGGCTGGCGCAGTTGAGCTAATCTCAAACCCTGCGCTATATGTGTCAATGTAGTCGGTAGATGTTACTTCAGCGGCTGTGCTGTTCAAGAGTAAGTAAGGGTCATTACCAGACACAATGCCTCGTGCTGAGTCCCATACATACCAATCACCAGTTGAGTCTGTACGTTTGATAAGAACAAACCTTGCCCCTGCTGTAAATCCACAATCAACTTGTTTTGTAGTTGCTGTGCCTGTATATGAGCCTACTTTGGAAACACCAGCACAAGTTGCAAATAAATAGGCTATATAAGTTCTGCCAGAACTATTAACTCCTGACAATGTTCCTACAGAAAACACAGACGATGTTGGTGTTGTGTTGTTCCAATAGGTGTTTGTGGCGGGGGCATCATTTGTAAAGAATAAAGCCTTGGTATTTCCTACCGAAGAAGAATAAATAGTCCAAGCTGAAACATTGCTTCTTGATTTCACAATTATTAACTCAGGAGTAACTCCTAAGTTATGCGTAAAAGTTGTAGCACTTCCTGTTCCTGTATAACAAACAACATCGTGGAATGATGGCGCACGCCTAAAACATTCGTAAATTTGATTTCCAGTTGTGGATGCTGATTGAGCAACTTGTGTGTTCGAAGTCCAATAAGAAGCCAAATTATTTGAAAATGAATCTTCTGTATTTGTAAGACCATCAGATGCACCTAACAATCTAGCAGTCAGAAATTTGTTTTCTGCTGTTGATTGCTTTGTCCAAAAATAAGTATCTACTGGAAAACTTGGAGTAACTACTGCATAAGAAGTCCCACCAATTGTTTGAACAGAATAAGATGTTTGTGGACTAAACACACTCGTTCCACTCGTAGGCACTTTCATCGGGCCTCTACGAATGGCAACATAAATATATGTAGCACCACCAACAACACCGCCAACATTAAAACCTGTACTAGATGCTCGACATTCGTCACCATCAGATTCTGCATCGGTTAAATTAGGCACTAACTTTTTAGAATATGCTGGCCCTTGGGTAACAAGCAAACCTCTCATGTTGTCAAACAACATCCAACTTTCAGCACCACTAGATTTTTTCATCAAAACCCATTGCGCTTCATACCCAAGATTTACAGTTGCATTTCCAGAACCATCAGTCGTAAACGACCCACACGAAACCACATTGTCTGTACCAGTCAGACCAAAGCCTCCTGCGTCATGGGCGAATAGGTAGGCTACATAAGTTTGTCCAGTTTCGTTTGTGTTAGCCGCATCCCCTAATGAAAAAACTGTACTAGTTGGTGCGGTGCTATTCCAATATTTAGCTGGAGTGTTTCCACCGCTTCCTGAACCAGCGGCATCTGTAGCGTTTAATGTAAGGAATTGTGAAGCACCAATGCTTCTGTGATAAGCCACCCAACCACCTGGCTGAGATGTGCATTTAATCAGCATGAATCCAACAGTAGCATTTAAGCTGTGAGAAACAGTTCTTCCTATATTTCCATCACCTGTATAAGTCACAACATCAAAGAACTTTGGTTGCTTGCGGAATGTCCATGAGGCGTAAGTTACAGCGTTATAATTAGTTCCCCTTGTTGTCGCTGTTGTGCCACCTTGCTTTACAGTAAAACCATTAGTATTAAAAGCAGACAAAAAATCATAAGAAGCACCAAGGTCTTCAGCCGCATTTAAATTACTAGCTAATCCTTGATTGTTTGATGCAGTAGTGCCAGCACCACGAGAAGTGTCTGTCAAAATATGGTCTGATGCCGCACTTCTACCTTTAATCCATACCATTCCACCCTTTGTGGACAAATCAATGTTGTTTGTAATGGTTTGAGTGCCACCAGTTGTGCTATTGCCTGTGTAAAGGTATGTGCTAAACACATCCTCAATGTACTGAGGTACAGCAGCCGCACCACCACCAAAGGCATCGTAACTAGCCGCACCAGAAGTTGCTTGTAATGGCATGGTTTACGCCTTAAATTGTGTGTTGCTTGCCAAGACTGTGAAAGTCGCACTACCTGTCTTGATAATCAAATAACGATAGCTATCAATGCCACTTGCATTTCCAGCAGTAGGCGCACCACCTAGCCACCTAGTCGTAACACCAGATGTAGTGCCATCAACTTGAACCACGTTGTTGTAGTAAGCCGTAGAGCCTTGAGTCACCAAGAAAGCCACAGTCATTGATTGACCTGTACTCATCAAAGTATTTAATGATGTACCGCTAGA